ATGTTACAGTCCTATCACTTGATGGAGAAAGTATTTTTAACACATATGCAGGACTTTCTTCTGGTGTTGCAAATGATAATAGTATTATTAGTGTCAGTTATGATTCTGTTGTAATACTTAATGACATATCTTGGGACACTTATTTGGTCTAAGCAACAATTTATGGTACAATGTTGTAATGGAATATGTAGAAGGTTTAAGAAAATTACCAAATAAGCCAAAAGTAAGCGTAGTTGAGAACAATGCTGAATATGGACTATATGTATGGAAAACAGAAACAGGTAAGATATTTGGAGATTCAGATGGAAATTTTATGAATATCCCAGCTAGAAAATATGATCTTTCTGCAATTAATAGAATTACACAGGCTGCAGCACATTATGGTGCTGGAGAAGGAAAGGCAGTATTTATGCCAGGAGTAACAAGAATTACAGAAGAAGAGCATTCCGTACAGGTTGATAGAATGAAACAGGGATACATTCCTAGTGAATTTGACACTGGTGCGTTTGCAGATGCAGCTAAGGGGCTGAGTGCACATGGAGATGGATAATGAAGTTATTGCAAGAATTGACAACCTAGATAAAAATAAGCCATCTGCAAATAAAACAGATGACTTTATGATAGAGGCTGATATTGTAAAAAGTTTTGATGGCATTGATGCAAACTTTAAACGCAGAATAACAAGAATGAGTAAAGCCTACACTGGTCAAGATGGTACTAAGTCAAAGCAACTCTTTCCAGAACAGGACATAACTACAGCCTATGGTCTTTTTGATGTAGTTCTTACACCATACAATTTAGACGAGCTAGCATTCTTCTTTGATAATTCTTTTGCAAACCATGCTGCAATTAATGCAAAGGTTGCAAACACAGTTGGTCTTGGATACGGTTTTATAATGTCTGACGTTGTTAAAGCAAGAATAGAAGAGATTGAAGATGTTAATCAAAGAGTTAGAGCACAAAGAAAAGTTGAAAGAGCAAAGTCTGAAATAAGTAATTGGCTTGAAGAACTAAATGATGAAGATACCTTTACTCATGTGCTTGAAAAAGCAATGACAGACTATGAAGCTACTGGAAACGGATATATTGAAATCGGAAGAAAGAATACTGGAGAGATTGGATACATTGGTCACATACCTGCAACAACAGTTCGTGTAAGACGTATGCGAGATGGCTATGTTCAGATTGTAAATCAAAGAGTAGTTTTCTTTAAAAACTTTCAAGATACAAAAACAGTAAATCCAGTAACAACAGATCAAAGACCAAATGAGCTTATTCATATTAAAAAATATAGTCCAAAGAATACTTACTACGGAGTTCCAGACGTTGTATCTGCTGCAACTTCAGTAGTTGGAGATCAACTTGCTGCAAGATACAATATTGATTACTTTGAAAATAAAGCAGTGCCAAGATATATCGTCACGCTAAAAGGTGCAAAGCTAAGTTCAGAAGCAGAAGATAAGCTATTTAGATTCTTGCAGTCTGGTCTTCGTGGACAAAATCACAGAACTCTTTATATTCCACTTCCTGGAGATGGTCCAGATAATAAAGTTGAATTTAAAATGGAGCCAGTTGAAAATGGAATTCAAGAAGGATCCTTTGATAAGTATAGAACTTCAAATGTTCACGATATTCTTATGGCACATCAAGTTCCAATTTCTAAAGTTGGTTCAGATCCTGGTAGTTCAATTGCGTCAGCACTTGTATCTGATAGAACATTTAAAGAGCAGGTAGCAAGACCAGCTCAAAAGAATTTAGAAAAAACAATTAACAAGCTTATTAAAGAAAAAACAGATATTCTTTTATTAAAGTTTAATGAACTAACTTTAACTGATGAAAATACTCAGAGTCAAATTGATGAAAGATATCTAAGAGCACAAGTTGTTGTTCCAAATGATATTAGACCAAGACTTGGACTCCCTGTAGTTCCACAAGGAGATGCTCCAGTAGTTATGACCCCTCAACAACGTGCAGATCAAAATGCTCAAATGGCTGGAACAAGACAAAGAGATCAGCAAAGAACTGATCAAGCATCTGATTCAACTTCAACCACAACAGGAAGAAATCCTGGTGGCGAAGGAAGATCTGTAGTATAATATAACAATATTATAAACATATAAAAAATACATATATAATAGGAATAACATGACTAATTTAAGCAAGGCTTATTGGACATCAGATAACGATGATATAAAGTTATCAATGCCAATTGCTAAAGTGGATGTAGAGCGTAGAATCGTTTCTGGATTTGCTACGCTTGATAACATTGACAAGCAATCAGATATTGTTCCTACTGATGTTAGTATAAAGGCTTTTGAAACATTTCGTGGTAATTTAAGAGAAATGCATCAAGCTATTGCAGTGGGTAAGGTTGTTAACTTTAGACAAGAAAAGTTTTTTGATAAGTCTACAGACAAACTTTACAATGGTGTTTATGTAGATGCATATATTTCTAAGGGTGCTCAGGACACTTGGGAAAAAGTTTTAGATGGTACTCTTTCAGGTTTTTCAATTGGTGGAGTAATCAAAGATGCAGAAAATTCCTGGGATGAAAATATTGATAAGACAATTAGAATTGTAAAAGATTACGAATTACATGAACTATCTTTGGTAGATAATCCAGCAAATCAGTTTGCAAATGTCGTGTCTATTCAGAAGATTAACAAAGATGATCAAATTGATGGTATAATTGCAAAAGCAGATCTTGAAAATGTCTACTGGTGTGAGAATGACGGAGTTGTCAGACTATCAGAAGTTGACGATTCAAGCTGTCCTTCATGTGAAGTTAGCATGAAAAATATTGGTTTCGTTGAGACAAAGGATACAGAGAAGGCTATGACAGTTAAATCACTTTTAAATAAGTTTATTGGTTCAACAGACCTTTCTAAATCTGACGATGTTTCCGAAACCCTAGAGACTTCAGGCGAAACGTCTGAAACAGCGATTGACAATAATGCGTCAATTGTAAAAAACAATATAGAGGAGGAGAACAACGTGTCAGAAGAAAATACAGTAGTAGAAGAGACCGTTGAAGAAGTTGCAACTGAAGAAGTTGTCGCTGAAACTCCTGCCGAAGAAACCGTAGAAAAGTCAGTTGACGCAGTTGACGCTGTTGAGGAAACAGTAGCTAAGTCTGCTGATCCAGAAGAAGCACCTGCAGAAGATTCTGCAGACGAAGATGCTTCCGATGACGTTGAAGTTGAAAAGTCTGTTGCAGTTGATGCAACCGATTCTGAGCTTGTAAAAGCTGTTGACGAAATTAAGGTTTCAGTAACAGAGGCAGTGAGTGAACTTGTTTCAACAATTAAGTCACTAAATGAAGAGATTGCAGACCTTAAAAAGGGTCAAGCCACAGTAGCAGAAGAAGTTGCTGGAGTAAAGGGCAGTCTTGAAGAGTTTGGAAAGCGTGTGGATGGTCTAGAAGACGACACAGCTGTCCGAAAGTCTGGCGATCTTGGCGGGATCGTTCAGGGAACAAAAATAACAAAAGGGTCTATGTGGGGTGGACGTTTCCTAAATTCCGCTGACCTATATCATTAAGAGAAACTGGAGGTGAAATAAAAAATGACAGAAAACAATGAAATTTTAGAAAAAGCGGCTGCAGCTGGTACTATCGCATCTGGTGGTATTGGTGGAGTAAGTACTCCAGCAGCTGGAATTCTTGACAATACTAACCCAGTTGGTGATCTAGTGTCTGATGGCGGTATTTTGCAGCCTGAACAGTCACGTCAGTTTATCGAGTATATCTTTGAACAGCAGGTTCTAGCCCAAGATGGTCGTAGAGTCACAATGAGAGCCAATACAACAGAGCTTGAAAAGATGAATGTTGGAGAGCGTGTAATCCGTGCAGCAGCCCAGGCTGATGCAACCTACACAAATGCTGATGTTCAGTTTACGAAGGTTCAGCTAACTACCAAGAAGATTCGTCTAGATTGGGAAGTTTCGACTGAAGCTCTTGAAGATAATATCGAAGGTGCAGGTCTTGAGGATCACTTGGTCCGTACAATGACCCGTGCATTCGCAAACGATCTTGAAGATCTAGCTATCAATGGTACAGGAACTGGTACAAACAACTTCCTTAACATCCTTGAAGGCTTCGTATCAATCGAATCTGATGGTGCTTCGGCAACTTATGGTACAGACATCGAAGATTTGCAGGGACTAGTTCTTGCAATGCCTCGTAAGTACCGTGGTTCTCGTTCAAACATGAAGTTCTATGCAGACACCGAAACCGTTGCTTCAATTATCAACGGTCTTGGATCTAGTGGTAACTTGAATTCAGAGCGTATCATTGAGCGTGTTATTGATGGATCTGCTCCGCAGACCCTTGGTAGCCCGATTCAGTATCGTGTTCTTGGTCTTCCATTGGTTGAAGTTCCTTTGATGCCAGCTGGTTATGTATCACTTACATTCCCAGAAAACCGCATTTGGGGCTTCCAGAGAGACGTAACAGTACACCGTGAATTCAAGCCAAAGAAGGACACTGTAGAATATACAGTATTCCTACGCTTTGGTGTTGCTATCGAAGAAACCGATGCAGTAGCATTCATGCAAGACTAATTATAGTCAATTTTGGAGGGGAGACATTAGTTTGTCTCCCCTTCATCTATTTATAAATGATATAATAAGATAGATACATTATGGAAAAAGTTAAAGATGATTTAGTTTGTTTATTTGTACAGGGTGCAGGTGCATATGATAAATCTCTTGGTAGATTAAATAGAGGATATAATGTAGTGGGAAAAAAAGATGCTGATGAATGGGTTAAGAAATTTTCAAAAATTAAAATCACATCCCCAGAGGAGGTAGCCGAAGCATTCGGTGTTAAATAATGGAAGCTTTAAGAATTAATGGTCAAAGACCAAGTGTTACCTTTACAGGACTTGTTCCAGAATCAGAGTATATCCTTGAATATACAGATCTTTCTAATGATGAAGTTTTTACAGTAAGTGAAGACACAGACGCTACTGGCATAGTAACATTCCTTTTAGATCAAAAATATGTAAGTTATGATGCCATGCTTGAGGCAAATGTTTATGATTATATGGAAGAAGTTGTAATTGCTACAAACATTGATGTAGTTAGACCATACACAGATATTTATTCTTTATCCACAGATTTAAGTAAGACTACAGCCCAAGTTAAAGAAATGGAAAGAGTTGCAAGATATATTATTGACTCAGAAGTTTCTCAAGGATTTGGATATACTAGAAAAGAAAAAGAAATTATTGGAAATGGATCAGACTATCTAGTAGTTAATGAAAAAATTAATAAACTTTATAAGGTATATGAAAATGGAACATTGCTATATGATTCAGAATCAGAAAATAATGAAACAACTTTTGCAATTAGCAAAGATAAGACTTCAATAGTTCCAGTTTTTGAGCAAGACAATAAAACAGAATATCCACAGGTCTGGAGAGATAGATATCTTTCTAGAGCATTTGCTGATGGCTATGACTATGTAATTGATGCAGACTTTGGATATAAAGTAGTACCACAAGATATTCAAGAAGCTACAAGACTTCTTTGTTCAGATATTTCAAGCGATAATATGAAGTATCTTAATAAGTATATTGAGTCATTTGATAATGATGATTTTAAGATTAAGTTTGCAAAGAACTTTAATGCCTCAACTGGAAACCTTGTGGTTGACAGAATTCTAACAAAGTACAAGAATAGCATCCGTGTTGGGGTGTTATAAATGCTTTTTAATTCAACATTTGATAACATCCTTTATCCAATGACTGCAGATGTCTATTATGCAGTAGAAGTTCAATCTGAGTATGGAAATATGACTAGAACTTGGCAATTTGATAGAACAATTGAATGCTCAGCAATAACTGCAACTGCAGGTGAATTAGGTGCAGAACTTAAAGTAAAAGATAAAGTTCTTGACTACAACTCTTCATTATTTTTTAGAACAAATCAAGATGTTAGAAAAAGTACTTCTGGTAAATATTATCCAATAACTGCAACTGCTATAACAAATATGAGAGATCCCAATGGTGATCCAGTTTGGATTAATACAGAAAATCTTAAAACAAAAGCTGAGACGGTAAAAACAAAGTATGAGATTAAAACAATTATTCCAAGTTTTGATATGTTTCATAACATTGGTATGTATAGAGTATTCCTAACTCGTTCAGCAAATCAGAAGTGGGACATACCAGAATGATAACAGCAAGAATTAAAGGGGATAATGTTATAAAGATGCTTAAAAATTCTGTTGAATATTCAGGTGCTTTTATGACAGAGTTAAAAAGAAATCAAGACTATTTAAATGCAAAGGTTGGAGAAGAATCAATTGATGCTTTTTATGAGTATCTTGATAGCCTTGCAAGACTGCATCCAGGAATGCTGCACCATGTTTACGAGTGGGGTCAAGTTGGAAACCCAATGGGAAGACTATTTGATTTAACAATGTCTTCTAATAGAACATCTGCAGTAATTACTGCTGACTTTTTAGAGTCTAATGTTCCATCTCCAACATCATCAGAACCATTCTATGATAAGGCACAGATTATGGAAGATGGGCAAACTGTTACAATCAATCAAGTTGAAGCAAAAGCACTATTTTTTGAAATAGATGGTGAAGAGTTTTTTAGAAGTGGTCCTATAGTAATTGCAAATCCTGGAGGGCAAGCAACAAGAGGATCTTTTCTACAAGCGTTTAATGAATTCTATGGATCTTATTTTACAGAAGTACATTTAAGTGCAATAAGATTTTATCAATACTTTGCAAATCCAAAAGCTTTTGAAACATACTTTGCTTCTGCTACTAAGGGTGGGGCTGCATCAAAAGGTAGAAAAGCTGCACTATCATGGATTATGAACGCACCAGGAGGAAGCAATGGTTTATAGACCAGAAAATATTATTAATCTTTATGTTTGGGAGCAATTTAAAACATATGCTCCAGCATTCTATAACTTGTATGGTCCAACTTCTGGAGGTCCTGACATTGTTCCCTTTTTCCCTGCACCAGCAAGTAACCTTCCAACGGCAGTAATTGAAAATGATCTACCTTATATTATGTTTGATAAGTTTAGTAGAGTCCGTGGAGGCTATAAATATTTCTATCCTGTCAAGACTGACCAAATGAGATATACAATCGTTGGTGGCTCTCTGTATGACATTAACAGGAATCAACAAGACAGGTATGCAACTACAATTAATCTAACAAGTCTTATTCAAAGTATCCTAGATAGAGAAGATGATGCTGCAAAAGACATTAATGAATTTGCTAAAACTTTACCAGGATATGCCCAAACTCCAAACGGAACAGATATAAATCAGTATAGCTTTCATTGTATAAACGTATATCAGTCTGGGTTTACTGATACACAACAAGATGTTTCTGATTTTATGGAATACAACCCAACTAGAGACCTTATTATTAAATATGACTATCATTCTCCACAGTTTAATGAAAGACCTATGTAGTCATAAAAACTAGGTATATACTTAACTTAGGAAACGCCAATGCCCTACAAATTTTAAGACTAAAAGTGAGGTGTAAAAAAATATGGCTAATCGTGGAAATTCTAATCAAATTATCGTTGGTGCAGCTCAGCTCTTTGTTTCTACAGAGGGTCCACTTGAGTATGTATCAGCTACAGATCCTGCAGAATACGCATTTGCTGGTTTCTCAGCTTCTGCTTCAATTCCTGCATATGAAGGTGGCGTTAAGTTTGCTGATTCTTTGGAGTCAGCAAGTGCAACCTGGAGAAACGTAGGCTACACAATGAACGGTCTGGAAGTACAATTCCAGCCAGACTTTGGTGAAGTACAGGTTGATCAGCTTCTTGACGTTGCTAAGCTTTACAAGCAAGGTATGCAAGTAAACATGGTAACAGCATTTGCTGAAGCTACTCTTGAAAACCTTGTTGTTGCAGTTGCAACTTCAGACGCTAACTATGACGATGCTGATGCAGATCTAGTAAGTCTAAATCTATCCGCAGGTGATCTAGGTGAAGTTCCTTTGGAACGTGCACTTATTGCTGTTGGTCCAGGTTCTGGTGATCCAAACGCAACTGGTGCAGATGCAGTAGAGCGTGTATACGTTGCTAACCGTGCTCTATCTATTGATAGTGTAACAGTTTCAGCTAAGCGTGATACTCCTTCTATGTACGAAGTATCGTTCCGTTTGCTTCCAGCTGGTAATGGTTCATATGGCAAGATCGTTGATCGTGTTGTAGGTACTGTTGCTCCATAACTAAATAATAGATTTTACCCATTCTCATTAATTTGAGGGTGGGTAATTTCTTTATTATAGGGCTTCTGTGATATAATTGAATATATTCTATAGGAGGAATAAATGGCAACTAGCGTATATGAAGTTGTAGAAGTAGAGCTATTAGATGGCTCTGCTATTTCTATGAAACCACTTAAAATTTCTTTATTGAGAGATTTTATGAAAGAGTTTCAAAAAATTAGTGATCCAAAAATTGCAGAAGATAACATCAAATCAATGGATCTTTTGTTGAGTTGTGCAACTATTGCAATGAAGCAATACAAGCCAGAGTTAGCAACCAAGGAACAGTTAGAGGAGATCATGGATCTACCAACTGTATACAAGGTAATTGAAGTTGCTGCAGGTATTAAGTTGAATGACCCAAACGCACTGGCAGCGGCTCTAGTTGGGACGAACTAGATCTTGCTGAGTTAGAATCAAGAGTATTTCTTCTAGGATTCTGGAAGAATTATTCTGAAATGGAGGAATCTATATCAATGCCCGAACTGGTAGCAATACTAGAAGCTAAAAATAATCAAGACTATGAAGAAAAGAAATTTTTAGCAGCATTACAGGGTGTTAATATAGATGAATCCTCTTCGTCTGAAAATAAATGGGAAGAGATAAAGGCTAGAGCTTATAGCAAAGGTGCTACATCAAATCCTAATGATATTCTTGCCTTGCAAGGTGCTGCAGCCAGAAAAGCTGGTTTTGGCATAGGAC